GGCGTATAATTCCTAGGTCAGTGGATTTTATTTGGTGTCACGATACCTTTCAGTACGTTACCAATCCAATGGAAAGCCTTGGGTTATGGAATGAACAAATGAATGTGAACGGTATGCTGATGTTGATATTTCCGCAATCTACATATTATGCATACAATAGATATCAAGCTCGCAGCCACAGTGGTTGCTATTATAATCATAATATTATAAACTTGATGTACATGTTGGCAGTCAATGGATTTGATTGTCGTGATGCATATTTTCTCAAAGAAGAAAATGATCCGTGGTTGTATGCAGCGGTGTATAAATCGGACATTGCACCAATGGATCCAAAAACAACATCATGGTATGATCTGGCTGATCTTAACTTGTTGAGCGATAGTGTAGTTGATTGTCTTACTAGATTTGGACATGTCAGACAAGAAGAGATAGTCACTGCCTGGCTAGACAAAGACTTTCATTATCCTAAAGAATGAAACGGCTTGTTTTTTTGTTGTTACTTTTACCACTGTGGGCGTCAGCTGAATGGCTGCCGTTGGCCAAAGAAGATACGCTAGACGTATATTGGGATCCAGACACACTAATGTCTCGTGATGCCAACCGCACTGTGTTGATTCTAATCAACAATCTTAAAAAAACCAAACAAGATAAAGAAGCTTCTGTTATAGCTCAAGCTGAGTTAAACTGCGATAAACATGTGCTCAGATATCAGGGCAGTAAAAGTTACACTAGAATTATGGGAAAAGGTACCGAAATATCAGAATTAGCTACATCAAAATATACAACATGGTTTAAAGTTCCACCGAGCAATTATTTTGAAAGTTTTTTGATGTTTAATGCATGTAGAAACTAAAGCCTGGACACCAGGCTTTGTAGATATAATGCTGCTCTACGCTGTCTTGACTCTATAATGGCCTGTAATATGCGTTGAATCATAGTCCTAGATACCGTTCGTTGCTGTAAGTCCATTGTTGAATCCAGTGCTCTACATCAGCTGCTGACTTAGGATCTTTGCTTGCAATATATTGTTCTACATCGCTTTTGTATTGACTGGGGAACATTTCCTGTAGACGTTGTTTGAGGCTGTTAAAGTTGATCATGTTTTCCTTTAGTATACTAGTATTTATGTTGTACTGCAACATATAAACAGAATACTTAAAAATAATAAATACATTCATGCGCGAAATTATTAATATCATAACTGAAAGCCGCGGTCTTGGTGCCAGACGTCCTGGAGAGATCTTTGTTAATGCTGCTGGCGACGAAATACGAGTTAACACAGTCAACTTTTTTCCCGAAGGTGGTGGACAATTCCAAACTGCAGAAGAAACGCAAGATGCCGTTGATGCAGTAGTGCAACAACTGGGAGTCGCTCCAGAATCAGTAAATCGTCCCACCGCAGGAACATTGGCATTTGGTATTGCTGTATTTGATAGTGATACTGGTATTCTTGCCTACTTAAAATACTTTAAGACAGTACATCCTGATCCCACACAAAATGACTGGAACAATCAAACAGGAATTCCAGGATTCAAATACAATTCAACTGCAGCCAAAAAAACTCAAAGCAGTGCAACGCCGCAGGATATTCTGACTCAACAAGAAGATTTGACCGCTGAAGCTATTGCAATGCAAGTTGCAGCAAAGTTTCCAAATAGTACATTGGCTGAAGTGGCAATGCACTTGGCCAGAGGCGGTGAGTTACCTTATACATTTGCAGCACCAGTTGAAATGGATATTGGTGCATTCCAAGATTATTTTTGTGAACTGTTGCAGCCAATTGCATTACAAACAGGCCAGTACGACGGTGAAGCTCAAGACGCTGAAGCAATATTTTTACCTGAAGGCGGATATGCAACAGCATTGATCAGCTTTGGTAAGAACAAAACTGAAGGACTCAGTGATAGCGTAATGATTGGTCCTGATGGACGCAAGATGAAGGTCAGCAGCAAAGGTGGAAAAGGGGCCGATGCCAGTACCAAGAATTTATTGGACTGCGTGGCAGAATTAAAACAAACACCCACTGGTGAAAAATTGGTCAAGAAGTTTAAAAACACCATTGAGATATTAGAAACAGTTAAAAACAGTGGACAATCATTGGCACCATTGGTATTAGGACAACGATACGGTGTCATTGACGAAGGTGATGCCCAACTGGTGGTTAGTATTAAAAAAATGCCCTTGGTTGATATTACTAACACCAAGAAACTAAAAATGCTTACGCCTACCTTACGCAAACTGGCAGAGCAACGTAGTACAAAAAATCCAACTAACACAAATTTATACTTTCATTTGATGGCAGCAATAGCTCACAGTGTGGCCGAACATGTGCGAGAGAACACCAGTTTTAACAAAGACGCTGCTGCTATTTTAAATAACAGTGCTCTAGTACAGGTATATTCAAAAGTAACTGCGCGAGGCGATCAGTGGACATTGAACAAGTTCACGAGCAAATGGCCCGGTAGTGCAGTTACCACAGTAGAATTTAGTGCTGACAAAGGGTATTACAGCACAGGTATCAACGGTAACTTTACCTTTGCAGTTGATCCACCTAAAAAGAGTAAAGGTAGCAATTCTGAACAACCTGCCCCTGTGGCCAAGATGAAAGACCCAGAAGCTAGCATGAGTGCAGATAGGATCATTCGCCCCGGACGCCGCGCCGAACCACGTGACAAAGATTCCACCCCAAGACAAAAACGATAATTATTAGTATGCAACGACCTACTCTAGAAATCACAACCATGATTGGTTGTCCTCTGATGTGTAACTTCTGTCCTCAAGACAATCTACGTGATGCTTACGGAGATGATGTCAAATACATGACCTTGGACACATTCAAAACTGCACTAAGTAAAGTGCCCAGCAATACCAGAATTGATTTTAGTGGCATGGCAGAAGTATGGGTAAATCCTGCAGCCACTGACATGTTCGAACATGCGTTAGTGTCTGGTTTTAATATTGCAGTGTACACAACCTTGTACAACTGGACCATAGAAACTGCAGAACGTGTTTGCAAATTGTTATATCGTTACCGCGGACAGGTAGAAACGTTTAGTGTGCATTTTCCCGACGAGTATGGCAACATGAAGGGCTGGAAACACAGCGCAGAATGGGAAGCAGTATTCCACATGATGACAGAAGCTGTTCAGGATTGCCGCATCAAGCTAGAAGCAATGACCATGAGTGATCACGGTCGGATACACAAAGATTTGCAGCATCTTGGAATCCAACTGTACAACTGGTTTGGGCATGATCGCGCTGGCAGCCTTGACAAGAATCAAGTCAAGGAACAACCAATCAAGTTTGTCACTGAACATGTCCAACCAGTCAGATGCAGCAAGACCATCAACTATGACCAACATGTGTTGTTACCAAATGGTGATGTTGTGTTATGTTGTATGGACTACGATAACAAACACGTAATTGGTAATCTAATTACTCAATCTTACCAAGACCTGTTTACTGGACCAGGCATGATGACGCTAATAAAAGAAAATATCAAGCCCTGTTATAGTTCAAAAACCCTGTGTAAGAGTTGCACAGATGCTGAATTTTATTGACATTAAACACGGATAGTTGTATACTATCCGTGTACTCCTTACTTTAATTACTATGACAAAAATTTATATTGCAATGGCAGAGATGTCGGATGGTAACCGTATCTTTGAACGTGCATACACTACTCGTGCAGCCGCCGAAGCAGCTATAGTAGTCATGATTAAAGAAATTGATGAAAATACCAATTGGGAAGTTGTTCCGGTAGTTGAGGAGATAGAGTTAGTGGACAATTAAGATGTTCTTGTATCAGACTGTTCAATTCAAGAGAGTTAGAACTATAACCAGTAAATTGTTGACAATCGCACAGCAACAAAACGTAGAGTTAAAATCAACCATGCAGTTTGATACTGGTCTACTTGATGACCAGGTACCTGAGTTAGTTGAACAATTCAATGATATGGGACTAAAAGTGCAAATATTTAGAGAATTTATTTCTATGCCCAATCAAGGAATACATGTTCACCAGGATGGTAGTGAACAAAATCCTAAACATCTTGCAATCAATTGGCCAATTAAAAATTGCACAGGAACTTATATGTGCTGGTGGGAATACCGTGATTTACCAATAATTGAATCTGTGTTTTATGATCCAATTGATAAAAACAAAACTCCGCATAACTTTTATTCCCAAGATACAGCCACTAAAATTGGAGAATGTGAAATTGTTACACCAACGTTGGTTAATATCAATCAGTATCATTCAGTTCAGAATACTAACGCTGTTAGAAGAATGATAAGTTTTAGATTTGAGCAGGAACCTTTTAATTTAATATATGATAAATGATCAACTGACAGAAACATTAGTTATCACTCAAGAAGAGTGTGCTGAAGTAATACAAGAAATATCTAAAATTTTTAGATTTGGTATAGACGAAATGCACAAATCTGGAATTGTTCATCGACGCAAATTAGAAATGGAAGTAGGTGATCTGTTGTGCATGATAGACTTACTACTAGTACAGGGTATTATTAGTCAATCTGGATTAGATCTTGCCAAGGAACATAAAAAAAACAAACTCAAAATTTGGAGTAATATATTTAAAGAGGAAGCAGAATGACCTATGTAGTAACCGAAGCATGTATCAAATGTAAATATACTGATTGTGTCAGTGTATGTCCGGTAGACTGTTTTTACGAAGGGCCAAATTTTTTAGTGATCAATCCAGACGAATGTATTGACTGTGCAGTGTGTGTGCCCGAATGTCCGGTGAATGCCATTGTGCCTGACAACGATACAGACATACCAAACCTAGTACATTGGTTAGAAGTTAACAGTACGTTAAGCAAAGTATGGCCCACTATAACAAAACGTAAAGATCCATTAGCAACTGCCGAAGAATTTAAAGACATCAAAGACAAACAACATTTATTGGAGAAATAATGACTGAACTGTATCGAGGATTACTATCTGTATTGAATCAAAAATTCAATGAGCTACTGGCTGAACTCAGAGATCATGTCAGAGGTTTCAAGAAAAAAACTACAGACGACAACAACTATCTGGATGTTGGCGTTATGGGATTTTGGAATTTTATGCTTGAAATAATTTTTACCTTGTACGGACTTACATGTTATGCTGTTGGTATCACATTGACCGCGGCTCTGGCGATAGCATGCTATCCATTGTCTGCTTTGATTAACAGTTGTGCTTTGGTGTTGAAAAATACACGGCATCCAGAGTCACACTCAATTACAAATCAACAAACAGAGTCGGAGTTGACTCAATCACCAGTTATTATGAAAAAAGGAAAACAAAATAATGGATTATAAAGTTGCAGATATTGCCCTAGCTGCTTGGGGTCGTAAAGAAATTGCTATTGCAGAGATTGAAATGCCAGGACTGATGGCAGTGCGTAACAAGTATCGTGCCAGCAAGCCCTTGTTAGGAGCACGGATTACTGGTAGTTTACACATGACTATCCAGACTGCAGTACTAGTTGAAACGTTAATTGACCTTGGTGCTGAAGTAAGATGGTCAAGCTGTAATATCTTTAGCACTCAAGATCATGCTGCAGCAGCCCTGGCAGTTCAGGGCATTCCGGTGTTTGCATGGAAGGGCGAAACCGAAGAGGAATATTGGTGGTGTATTGAGCAAACAGTACGCGGTCCGGATGGTTGGACACCTAATCTACTATTAGATGATGGACATGATTTGACTGCATGGGTACATGATCGTCATCCTGATCTATTACCAGCTATCATTGGCGTCAGCGAAGAAACCACAACTGGTATTCATAAACTGATAGAACGTATTGCAGCAAGTACTCTAAAAATTCCAGCCATTAACGTCAACGACTCAGTCACCAAATCAAAATTTGATAACTTGTATGGTTGTCGTGAAAGCCTAGTGGATGCAATTAAACGTGCCACAGATGTAATGATAGCTGGCAAGACTGCAGTGGTATGTGGTTACGGTGATGTAGGCAAAGGATCGGCGCAGGCCCTACGTGCATTAAGTGCGCAAGTTTGGATCACTGAAGTTGATCCTATCTGTGCATTGCAGGCAGCGATGGAGGGATACCGCGTGGTAACTATGGATTATGCCATGGACAAAGCAGATATCTTTGTCACTGCCACTGGTAACATTGATGTTGTTACTCGTGAGCATATGAATCATATGAAGAACAATGCTATTGTGTGCAATATTGGACACTTTGATAGTGAAATTGATATTGCTGGATTGAGTGATTGTGCCTGGGACGAGATCAAGCCCTTGGTAGATCATGTCACGTTACCTAACGGAAACAAACTGATTATTTTGGCCAAAGGGCGCCTGGTAAACCTAGGATGTGCAACTGGGCATCCTAGTTATGTAATGAGCAACAGTTTTACTAATCAGGTGCTTGCACAGATTGAACTGTGGACCAATCATACAAAATATAGTAAAGTAGGAATTTATCTACTGCCCAAGCATGTGGATGAGGAAGTTGCTCGACTGCACCTAGATCATGTAGGTGCTAAATTAACTGGCTTAACTTCTAAACAAGCACACTACATTGGTGTGCCTGTTGAAGGTCCGTACAAGCCAGATACCTATAGGTATTAATATATAAAGTTTTTCTTGTAGTAATCTACAATTTCAACTAGTTCAGTTTCAAACACAGCCTGGGGTTTCCACCCTAGGCTTTTTAATTTGCTGTCATCAATGGCATAACGTACATCTTGTCCAGGTCTAGTAATATCAAGGTCCATATGAGCATCGTGATCCGCATGCTCGGCAAAGAACATGTCAATAATCTTCATGGCAATCATGATGTTTTGTTCTTCATGATTGCCTGAGATGTTGTAAATTTCATTTTGCACGCCGGACTCAATGATCTTTATAACAGCACTGGCAGTGTCACTCACATGCAACCAAGTACGACTAGGCAAGCCAGCATCATGTAGCGCAATGGGTCTGCCCAGAGTCAAGTGTTTGATACTCTTGGGAATAAACTTTTCGGTGTACTGCCCAATGCCGTAGTTGTTGGTAGGCCTTACAATGATATACGGCACTCGGAATGTACGTGCCCACGCCAGGATCAACATGTCTGCTGCAGCTTTGGTTGCCGAATACGGATTACTGGGCTTGAGTAGATCTGTTTCTACATGACTGCCTGTTACAATGTCTCCGTACACTTCGTCTGTGCTAAAGTGCAACAAGGTAGGCATCTTGAACCTGTGTCGTTCCTTGATCAAGTTTAACAAATGATGTACACCGTTTACATTACTTTGCAAAAATACATCACTGCTCACAATGCTGTTGTCCACGTGGGTTTCAGCAGCAGTGTTAATAATATAGTCACAGTCATATAGCATGTCAAGATCATTGATATCTGACTCAATAAACTTAAATTGTTGCTGGTATCCTTGCAATTCCAGTAAGAAATGCACGTTTGCGGCATAGGTTTTCTTGTCAACGCCTATAACATAGTACCCTGCCTGTAAACATTGTTTAGTAACGTGATAACCAATAAACCCCAAACAGCCAGTGACGTATACTACTTTGGTACTCATATGTAATCCTTTAATCCTTGTATGAATCCTCTAAGAGGAAAATTTAATTGTGACAGTTGGTTGGCACAGCCGGTGTAGTTGTTTGAAGCTGTGCCAACGATAGTTAAATCTGTTTTAATGTGATGTAATTCTTGAAATAGGCTAAAAATCTCACTGAGTAGATATTTTTGTGGATATACGCAATTGACATCTTTATGTATATTGTTATTTAAGTATTGCTTGACCACTATACAGAAATCATCCAATGAAATATAATCAACATATCTGTCAATGATGTCTACTGAGGATTGTTTGATAAATTTTTGAAACAGTCTATGATTTGGCTCACTGCGATTAAAACAGCCAAATAATCTTAAAGTAACAAAGTTTTCTTTCTTGGCTGCTAATCTGGCAATAATGTTTTTACTGTACCCGTAACTGTCTTTTGGTTGTTTTAAGAATATGTCATGTTCGTTGGCACTATTAATATCAGTTGTTCGGTCAAACTCAGCTCCGCTGCCAACGTTGATAAATTGATCAAATAGATCACTGTTGTTGTAAAAATTCATGAATATATCAAGATTATTCTGCACATCCTGATACACAAAATCTGTAGTTTGAAAACGACCAGTTGCAGTGGCACAGTTGATAATAGTATTTGGCTTGACCAATTGTAACCATGAGCGCACCTGTTGATAATTTGTAAGATCAACAGTTTGTCGCGTAACTGGTATAACAGTCAGCAAATCCATGGCCAATGATGCTGTCAGGTATTTTCCTATATAGCCATTGGCTCCTAGTACTGCAACTTTCATTTAATACCTAGTTCTACTAGAGTAGCATCTTCAAGAAACGGAAACATAGCATCTAAACTGCCGCTGACAATTTTACCATCAGCGTCTCGACGACTTTGTACTCGTGGAATCAACAGTTGATCACGTACCATGTTTACTTCAATCAGCACAGGCCCGTCTTTTTTTAATAAGTTCTCCAAACCATCTTGTACATTTTGCATCGTGGACAGACGATACGCAGGAATTCCATACGCCGCTGCCACACGAACAAAGTCTGGACTGCTGACACCCGAGCCAGGATCTGCACCAAATCTTTTACCATGGAACAAGTTATCTTGCATCAAGCTAATGGCCAATAATCCGTTGTTGTTTAACACAATGATCTTGATTGGCAATTTGTTATGCACAACAGTCTGTAACTCTTGTATGTTCATTTGAAAGCCACCATCACCAGCAATGCATATTACACGCTGATCCGGATCAGCCAAACAAGCACCAATTGCGCCTGGTAAACCAAATCCCATTGAACACAATGCACTGCTGGTAAACAGCCTATCACGGCCTGTATGTCTTAGTGCTTGCATGGTACAAGTAAAACTAGTACCCATGTCGGTGACTACCACGTCGTTGTGTTGCAGGCAGGTGCCCAGGTGTTGAATAAAATCAAAACTGTTCACGTGATCTACGTCACGCACATGATTCTCATCAAACACGCTCAGACGTTGCTTCCAAGACAGAACTAATTCGTGCCAGGCTGGTCTAATAGGATTATTGTATTTGTCTGACAGGTCTGATATAAACTGTTTGACATCGCCCACCACCGGGTGGTCAATATCTAACGTGTGTTTGTGTATTTCGTTTGAGTCATGGTCCACCATTATCTTTACACTGTTGGGTGCAAAATCTTTGCTGTTGTAACCTGTCACGGGAATACTGAGTCTACTGCCCAGGATCAATAACAAATCTGCCTGTTGCACAGCAAAGTTTCCTGCCCGCTCACCCAGCAAGCCAAAATTTCCTACATACAACGGATCTGAGTATTCAAATAGATCCTTGGCATTCCAGGTGCATACCACAGGAATTTGCAACTGATCAACCAATGTTTTAAATTCTATTTCAGCATTGGCAAGATGAATACCGTTACCGGCTATAATCAACGGACGTTGCGCATTGGCAATTGCATCAAGTATTGGCTGGCTGACTAAATTTTTATTACTTGCTGTATAAGGTACAAAGTCGTGTTGATGTTCTGTCTCAACGGTTTCGGCTTGTAGATCAATTGGAATATCCAACCAAGTTGGTCCCATACGTCCGGTAGTGGCCAAGTGCCAGGCTCGCTCAACTTCTTGTCTGACAGAATCAGCATGATACAATTGCACAGCGTAATTGGTACAATGTTGTACCATGCGTACAATACCTGCTTCCTGCAAGCCCAATTGTCTAAGTTCTGCAACCGGCTCGGCCGACAAGGTTTGGTGTCGCGGTACTTGTCCGCTTATTACTATCATGGGGATACTGTCTTGCCAGGCACCTAGCACTCCAGTTATGGCATTACTTGATCCAGGACCGTTGGTAACTAGTACCAGTGCAGGTTTTTTAGCAATTCTAGCATAACCATCTGCAGCCATTGCGCAAGCCTGTTCGTTGTAATTATGTATCACAGTGATTCCAGATGCCCTGACGCTTTCCATTAAATGTGCAGCAGCACCACCAGTGATACAAAACACAGTATCAATGCCTTTTTCCTGCAATAACTTTATAATATAATCGCTGACTTTAATTTTCATTTTTGAATAATCATAATAATAATAGTGTTATCTTCAACTCCGTCCATTTCAGCAACTACTTGTTGAACCACTTTAACTTGCCCAACATCTCCAGGCATAATTGCTCGATGGGTTCGGCCGTTGATAGTTTTAATAACACCGCCTTGTAGAAAAATAATTATATTTTCTGGATTACTAGTATTAAAAATTGAAGTATCAGATATACGATGGACACTCAGGCTGCAGCCACCAATTTCAAATTGAGCACTAGACACTGGATCATTGATCCATAGACAATCTTCGTTCTTGGGTAACTCAAATTGTGACCCTTCGTAGCCAACATTGGCGCGGCCATATTTGTCGTGTAATCTAATTAGATCATCTTTGTCTACCGGAGTTTCAATTTCAAACATCATAACACCGTGGTCACTGATAGCATGAGTCTGGTGAAATAAACCTCTACGTATCATTTGTTTAGCTGGTGCAGTTAATATTTTACTATCAGCGATAAAATTAATTTCTGCTGTTCCGTCTAATACCACCAATCCCGTGGACTTGCTGGGATGACAATGCATGCTGGTTTTCTCACCGGGCAGTATATGCAGCATCCATAATGCTACATCTGCATTTTGATATGCTAGATATTCATAACCCCATGGTTTTCGAACTATGACAGTGGTATGATCAACCATACTTCTTTTTATATAAATCTAAAGTGTCTTCCATCCATTTGCCCATGTGATCGTAATGTGGGCTGGAAACAATATTGCGGTCAATCACCGACGGCTGGTCAACAAAAGTTGCACCTGCATTAATGACATCGTCCTTCATACCATAATATGCACTAATGTTGCGTCCCAAAACAACCTTTGACGAAATTAATAATTGGGCTCCACTACATGTGCTGGCAATTATTTTTCCTTTGCTATTCCACTCATAAACAAAGTCCAATACTGATTTTACTTGTCTTAGTTTTTCCATGGCCTTAACTCCGCCGGGTATAACTAGTAAATCATACTCAGTCATGTAGTGCTGTAAATTTTCAACAAAATCTTTAATTAATATAGTGCAAGGCATGTTTAAACCAAGAATACCATAAACACGCCCTTGGCCATCTTGTTTGTCAGCAACCACATCAACAGAAAAATTGGCAGCAAGCAATCTATAATACGGGTAGACTAACTCATGATCTTGAAAACCGGTGTTGGTAATAATTAATGCTTTTTTCATAATTTTCCTTAAACAAATAAACTCATAAAACCATCAACTTTTTCACCAATGTAGGCAATTTGCTCTGGTGTAATAACAGGACTGGTACCATGAAAGTAAGTGTGAGTCATGGCATGTGTGGCATTTGGAAAATTATCTCTTGCTATAGCAGGATCCATCAAATGGCTGTATGCTGGTTGTAACATGATGTTACCAGCAAAGTAAGGCCTGGTCTGAATTAAGTTTTCTTCCAAATACTCAACCAAATCGCTACGTTTAAACGGCGCATCTTTGCGTACAGTCAACGGAAAAGCAAACCAGCTGGGATCTGACTTTGCTTGTGCTCTGGGCAAATGAAAGAACTGCTCGTGCTTTTCGTAGATATCAAACAGCAATTGATAGTTGCGTCGTCGAAGACTGTGTATTTCTGGTAATTTTTTAAGTTGCTGCATGCCCATGGCACACTGTAATTCAATTGGTTTTAGATTATAGCCAATTTCGTCGTACACGTACTTGTGATCAAAAATTTCCCCTGGTAATTCCGGGATCCATTCTTGAAAACGCTGTCCACAGGTACCGCACTTTAATTTGTTAGCTTCTGGTCCTACACAGTAACAACCACGCCCCCATTCGCGGAAGCTACGCAAAATAACATCAGTGTTGGCATCGTTGGTGGCCACATAGCCACCTTCTCCCATGGTCATATGATGTGCAGGATAAAAACTACAGCTGGCCATTAGGCCAAAGCTACCTAACGGTTTACTGTCGTAAGTGCTGCCTAATGCATCACAACAATCTTCTAACAGTATCAGTTCATATTTTTTAACCAAAGCCATGACACGATCCATGTTGGGAGGATTGCCCAACACATGTGCAAATGTGATAACTCGTATGTCAGGATTATTGGCAAGTATTAGTTCACATTGATCCACATCAAGATTAAGTGTATCAAGTTCGATGTCTACAAAAACAGGAACAAAGCCAACTTGTAGTGTGGGATTGAGTGTGGTGGGAAAGCCTGCAATAGGCATTAACACCTTGGTGCCTTTGGGCAAGTTGTAACCACGTTTGCTGGTCAGCGCACTCATCATCAGCAGGTTACTTGAACTGCCAGAGTTGGTAACAATGCCTCGAGTCTTGCCAAACTGTTTGGGGAATTCGCGTTCAAAGTTTAACCCTTGATTGCCCATGGCAAGCCAACCGTCAAGCAAGCTTGCAACACCAGCCACGTATTCGTCAGAATCGTAATAGGCACCAGCATAGTTAACAAAGTCTTTGCCTGCAGTCCAGGTCTTGTTTGCTTGTTTTTGTTCGATGTGTTGCTTGACTAAATCTAGAATTTCTTTCATATTAATAAGTGGCTAAGTGAATGTTCCATGGATCGTGTTGCACCTTCATACCAAATTTTGAAAACAACACATCTAGACTCCGGTCAGAGTACATACAGACATGTCCGTTTCTTGGACTCAAATACCAAAATGCAGGATCACGTCGTCCTTGCATGATACCAGTACTGCAAGTTGCTAACAGTATTGAACCACCTGGTGCTAACCAACTGTGCATTTCCGCTAATGTTTCTATGGGAGTAGGAGTATGTTCGAGTACTTCCCATGCCATGATCAAATCAAATTTCTTATCAGCTGGCCAGTTTGGATCAGTACCCCACATTGGATCCCAACTATCAACTGTGTATCCGTGTTTGGCCAGTTCCTGACTCAACACAGCTGGACCAGCGCCATAGTCTAGTATACTAAGATCCTTGCTTATTTGCAAGCGATTGAGAAAATATTGGGCGTCATTGACGCTTCTTTTGCCGTCATATTCAGGATCAACCACAATATAGTCATCGTTGTAAATAAGATCTTTAAAGTCGTCTTTGCTCCAAGCATCAAAATCTGGGCTGAACAAGTATTCGCAGTGATTGCATTTTAAGTAGTAAATGGCTACACCGGTATACGGCAAGTACATGCCGTTGCGTTCTTCGCAGTTTTTATTAAAATCCACACACCCCCATATGGAAGTGTCGTGATTGCAAATTTTGCACTTTACTTCAGAGTAATTGACAGTTGACAATCTCATTTGATCACTTGCTCCAACATGTTTTGGGCCAACACAATTCTTTTATCCAACGCCACAGCTGGCCAGTGAATCAAGAAATCACCTGGCTGCCATTGACCATCATTTCCAAGTAAATCCTTTTTATAGATATGCGGAACTAGGCCAGGATACTGATCGTAATCATACGAGTTCATGACACGCTGTGGGACAATTTTGATACGATCACCCATCATGTCAATGGTGTCAATCATGGCCGACTGGTCTAACCATTTTGCACCTGAATATGCCTCACGTAGACTCACAGTGTTGCGCAACCATGCAATGGTGTTGGGAGTGGCCCGTGCCAAAAAGCTGTCATTGTTGATATTGTAGCAATCAACAGCAATTACAAAATCATAATCGTCATCTACCAAATCTTCTAACCGAATATCAAAGTTAGTAATCATGGTGTCGCAACCTACTGCGTGGATCCAATCATATTTGCCAGACTCTAGTAGATCCGCAATGTAATTTGAACGTTCAAAACTAATATACTGTACTGGATGCTGAAACCCTTCAGTCATGGCAAGAGCATCATATCCCCATTTTTCGCAGTATAGTTTTTTATTTTGGTTCCATGTTATGTCTGCAAGTGGTTGAAATTGTTCATTGTGTGCTGTTACAATAGCAAAATTCATCGTTGATTTCCAAAGTAGATAAGTGTATTATATATTTAATCTGCACAAAGATCAACAGTTTTTTAATTCTAACATACAAAATACAGTAAGTACACATATGAAAATATACGATTGCTTTACCTTTTACAACGAATTTGATCTACTTGAATTACGACTACGTGAATTGTACGACCACGTGGATCATTTTGTTCTAGTAGAAGCCAACAGGACATTCCAAAATCAACAAAAACCGTTCTATTATCAGGACAATGCTGAGAGATTTAAAAAATGGGCAGATAAAATAATACATGTAGCAGTCCAAGACATGCCCCAAGATACTGATGCATGGGGTAGAGAACGCTACCAACGCGACAGCATTGCTCAAGGCATTGCTGCTGCAGATCCGTTGGACATCATCATGATTGGCGATGTGGATGAAATTCCGCGGCCAGGCACTGTGCAACGATTACGCACTGCGCCGGGCTCGGTTTGGGGATTTAGAATGCCTTTGTTCAACTTCAAGTTCAACTACATGATGGTCACTCAAGACCTATACACAGTATGGTCCGGCGCAGTGCGTAAACAGGTGTTGTCCAGCGCCGAGGACTTTCGTCGCATGCGACATGTGCTACACAGTTTTGCATTGAATCACAGTGATGGCAACATAGAAATCATTGAGCATGCTGGTTGGCACTTTACCTATTTGGGCACAGAAGATTTTGCTCGAAGCAAAATACAAAGTTTTGCCCATAGCGAAACAAACAAACCCGAAATACTTGACCAGCTGGATATTGAAGACAGTATCCGTAAAGGCACCGGCATCATTCGTACCAACAATGATTATCAATTTGCACTTGTGGCAATTGATGACTACTTGCCCGTTACTTTGCTTGACAACCTGGCAGAGTTTGGGCAACATCTGATTGAACCGGCAAATAATACTCATTCAGCTAGACATTATCTTCCACCTATGCTATAATAGCAAATCAACCAACAGGAGGTTCTATGTTTGAATCAATTGAAATTCGAAAAGTGGCAAATGGATTTGTTGTAGTAGTTCAACTTGAAGAAGAAACCATCGAATATGTGTTTGATACTGCTCGTAAGGCTATGAGTCATATTAAACAATATATTGCTCCTAAAGCGTCAGAATAAATACGTTTATTCAATAATTCCTGAGGAAACATGTCAAAAACAGTCTTAATAACCGGCGGCGCCGGCTTCATTGCGCATCACGTAATAGATAAAGTACTACACGAAACAGATTGGAACATTGTCTGTTTGGATCGGCTTGATATCTCTGGCAACCTAAACAGGTTACACGATATGCTACAACAGCATGATCCGCAACAAGTGGCACGTCGTATGCGGATCATCTTTCATGACCTCAAAGCGGAATTGAATAGCCAAATCGTGGCAGACATTGGTCCAGTGGATATTATCCTGCATCTTGCAGCCGGAAGCCACGTGGACCGCAGTATCACTTATCCCATGGAATTTGTACAAGATAATGTGGTTGGAACAGTGAACATGCTGGACTATGCACGTAAACATTTGCCCAATCTTGAACGCTTTGTGTATTTTAGCACTGATGAAATTTACGGCATTGCACCCCCAGGAGTGGCATATAAAGAGTACGACAGATATAACAGTACCAATCCGTATTCAGCCAGCAAGGCTGCAGCTGAAGAGTTTTGCGTAGCATACGAGAACACTTACAAGATACCCATTGTTGTTACACATACCATGAATGTGTTTGGCGAGCGCCAGCACCCTGAGAAGTTTATTCCAGCCACCATACAAAAGGTTCGAGATGGTGAACCAGTGGTTATACATGCAGATCCTTCACGTACTGTTGCAGGCAGTCGTATGTATATTCATGCTCAAGATGTTGCTGAAGGCTTGATGTTTATTCTCAATCTCCAGGATTATCAACACACCGGTGATTATGGTCATGCACATTGTCCTAAATTTAATCTTGTTGGTACAGAAGAGATTGATAATCTTACACTGGCACAAATGATTGCTGCTGCTGTTGGTAAAGAACTAAAATATGAAATGACTGACTTCCATACCAGTCGCCCCGGACACGACATGCGCTATGCACTAGATGGTGGATTACTTGCCAGCCTAGGTTGGGAGCCAAAGATCAAACTCAGTGAACGTATCAAAGGTATGGTTGACTGGACATTGGCAAACGAAAGATGGTTACGCAAATGATTCGACATTGTTTTGTAGTCACTTCAGCAGTTAATAGCAAGTTTGGGGTGTATACACCAGCTGCCCGTATGCAGCAAACACTAACAACCTTGCAAAATATTAGACAACGAGTACCAGGTTGCAAAATTATTGTCATGGAGTGTGCTGGTACTCCGTTAACTGATGCACAGAGTGCATTGATTGAAGAAAATTGTGATTTACTAATGGACTTTGGTCCGGATCCAGATGTGCAGGCCATTTATCAAAGTACCAACTGGGATGTAGTCAAAAACTCCACAGAGATCATGTGTTTTGGCCGTACATTGCGTATGTGCCAAGACGATGGAGACTTTGCGGGTTATGACCGTGTTCATAAAATGTCCGGACGTTATTTACTCAATGATGAGTTTGATCTAGATGTATATGAACACAATGCGGATCGTATCATCATTGGACCAAAAAATGCCAGTCAATTTCCTTTTGAAGTAACCGGAATTGAATTGCAATACATGGCCAGACTGTGGTCGTGGCCTGCTGATCAAACTGAACGTGTGATACAGGTCTACAATGATAGTCTAAGTTATATAGGCCAACGTGTGAGTCAAGGCGGATATGCTGATATTGAACATGTGCTGTACAAATTCTTGCCCACACACTTGGTCACAGAAATTCCTGTGCTAGGAGTTGAAGGAAGTATTGCTCCAAATGGTGTACCTATCAAAAACTAATCATGCAAACTTTAACCAAACTTGATCATTGTGTGTCGTGTGGTGGCCTTAATCTAGAACTAACGTTGGATCTTGGCAACCAACCCTTGGCCAATACTTACACCACGGAACCAGTGCCACTGGATCAGTACTATCCGCTAGCGGTAAATCGTTGCGCCTACTGCAATCATTTACAACTCACACATATTGTGGATCCTGACATTATATATCGCGATTATGCCTATGTGAGCGGAACTAGCCAAACATATCTGGATTATATGAATTGGTTTGCCAAATGGAGTAGGGAGTATTCGGGACACTGGATTGGATCAGTACTGGACATTGGCTGCAACGACGGCAGTCAACTGGATGCATATAAACAGCATGGATATCTGACCTATGGAATAGACCCTGCAGAAAATTTACATGGTACCAGCGTGGCCAAAGGGCACAAGGTAGTTTGTGGATTCTTTGATCAGACCAGCATCAACCGACTAGACACAAACAAGTTTGATATATTGGTAGCACAGAACAGCTTTGCGCATAATCCTGATCCAGTGACCTATCTTGGTTTAATTAAACCGTTGATGAAGGACAACAGTTTGTTTTTTGTGCAGACCAGTCAGGCTGACATGATTCGCAACGGAGAGTTTGACACTATCTATCATGAACATGTGAGTTTCTATAACATCAACAGCATGAATGAATTGTGTAAGCGTACAGGCATGCACTTGGTTGACGCAATAAAAACGCCCATACACGGAACCAGTTATGTGTTTGTGATCAGCGCAGCTCGTGGCCGCCCCAATCATATTCAAAATCTTATTGCAATGGAATCTGACTTGTTGCAAGCGGACTCGTACAATCGCTGGAGATCGCGCACCCACAAGATTGGCAGCGAGTTTGCATCCAGAATTATAATGTTTCGCGAACAAGGATACAGCATTGTGGGCTACGGTGCAGCAGCAAAAGGCAACACATTGTTGAACTATGCTGACACTGACCTTGATTACATAATTGATGATAACCCAATTAAACAAGGCAAGTATAGTCCAGGCAGACATATTCCCATTATAGGGTCAAGCCAACTTGACGATCTGGTAAGCAATCAGAAAATTTTGTTTGTTCCGCTGGCCTGGAATTTCTTTGATGAGATCAAAAAGAAAATATTGTCAACCCAGGGCAACCGTACCTATGTGTTTTTAAGATATTTTCCTGAAGTAAGGGTAGAAAATTAATGTTTAGTTTTCCTGTAATTGAATTGGTTGACAGATATACCATTGCCCAAGTAAAATACAATAGAACACAAGGAGCCAATCAGGCCGAACTTGATTTTTATCAAGCGCAGGTTGATCTATTGGATACCCAATTGATAACAACAGAACTGACAGCGTTAAAGGTGCTGCATAACAAAATATGGGAACTGGAAGATGATTTTAAAAAATGTAGAATTGATGGTACAGATCTGGCAGAAGTTGGCCGCCGAGCATTAGAAATAAGAGATTATAACAATTCCAGAGCGGTACTCAAAAACACAATAGCAAAAATTTTAAATGATCCTGTTAGAGAAATAAAGACCACAACATGAATATTGAAAAACCAATGCAGGTATTGGTTCGCAGACGTGCCAGTCTAGGTGATGTTATCATGACCACTGGAGTTGTTCGCGAACTCAAAAAGAAATACAAGTGTGAGATTGACATTGCTACTGAGCACCCCAACGTGTTTGATAATAATCCACATGTTCGGGCCATATATCATACAGATGCAACACCAAAGGTAGAACTTTATGATCTTTATGTTAATCTTGATGATGCCTATGAACTTAATCCTGTTAATCATTACTTGGACAGCTATTTTTATCGCTTTTTTAATACATCAGAAGTGGATAAGAGAGTAGAGTTATTTCCAAGTGATCAGGATCGTGCCACAGTTGACTCTTTTTGTCTTGACAATGCGTTAGATAAATTTATTGTTGTTCATATTCGCCAATGGCATTGGGCATTAAAAAATATGTCGTGGGACACTTGGTACGCAGTATTTGAACAATTGTTTACCACACGCACGGACTTTAAAATTATCACTGTGGGCAGTGCCCAGGATGGCTCAGTGGCGCATCCATTGTTTGTTGACGCTAGAGAAAAATTAAACATACAACAGCAAAAACTGTTGATGGATCGCGCAACATGTTTTGTGGGAATTGACAGTGGCCCGTATCATATTGCTGCTGCCAGTGATACACATATTGTTTCCTTGCACACGCACCTATTGCCCGAGCGTATATTACCACACAGAAAACGTGTCATGGGTTACAATACCACAGCCATATTGTCCAACGTTGAGTGCGTAGGATGCAACGATACACAACAACGACCTGTTAGACAAATTGTTTGTCAACATGGTGATTTTAGATGTAGTAATAACTTTGACCCAACAAGGATTGCAACGTGCGTATTAGAGCTACTGTAGATCAAAATTGTAAAAATTGTTACCGATGCCTGGATGGGGTTAGAAATGACTATGGATTTCCAATAACATCATCAAGAATGATTGTGTGTGTCACTTGCGGCCACAAACGCTGCCCGCATGCCACTGATCATAAATTAAGATGCACTGATAGCAATGAGCCTGGACAAACAGGTAGCATATACTCGGAATACAATTTTAAAACAACATCATGATATATAAACACTCAGGAACATTTGGCGATTTAATTTACAGCTTGTCTGTGGTTAAAAAATTAGGTGCGGGTGCATTTGCAGTTGCATTAAACAATATTGAAACTTGCGTAGCACAATACGGATATAGACCTGACGAAGTTGACGTCATGCACAAGGGCCGATTCACAGTGACAGATTTCAATTTGATTGAACCTTTGCTGCGACGACAATCATACATCACAGAAGTGATGCCTTGGAAAGGGATCCATGACATTGACTTAGATCAATTTCGTGGTGTGCTGTTTAGGGGATTTGAAGGCAACTATGTGGAAGCATTTTATAAAACCTTTAACTTGCCGTTTACTGCAGATGTGTATAATGAAACTTGGCTAGAAGCAGATCCTTTGCAAATGGCCAGTGTGGTAATTAATCGTACTTTTAGATATCGTTGCCCTAACGGAACAGCGTCCTGGCAAAATTTATTAGAACAAGCAAATATTACACAAAATGGAATATTTGTTGGTAGCGATGAGGAACATGAAGATTTTGAAAAAAGTACCGGCTTCCGTGTACAATATTATCCAGTCAATGACTTTAAAAAACTTGCTGACATTATTGCTGGAGCAGATCTTTTTATGGGCAACCAAAGTGCTGCATACAGCATTGCAATGGCACTTGGTAAAAGCTCTGTATTAGAAACAATCAAGATTAAACCGTTGGCAAATAATGAGTGTTATTTTCCAAGAGACAACTGTCAATACTTTTAAATGAAAATATTATTAATTGGAGATAACGGAGTAGATCAATATCAATTTGGTACAGTGGACCGGATCAGTCCTGAGGCACCTGTGCCTATTATCAATTATGCAAACACTGTGACCAAGCCAGGTATGGCGGCCAATGTTCGTGAAAATTTGTTAAAGTTGGGCTGCGAAGTAGAGTTTGTACACGGTATAAAAACCTGCATTAAAACCAGAATCATTGACAGCAAAAGCAAACAGCATCTATTACGTATAGATCAAGACATGCAATCACGTCCGGTCAATGTAAACCATCACGGTCTTGACCAATATGATGCTGTTGTGATCAGCGATTACAACAAAGGATCAGTCACCTACGAATGTGTAGAAGACTTGCGATTGCATTACGCTGGTCCTATCTTTGTTGACACCAAGAAAACCAACCTGGCTCGTTTTGAAGGGTGCTATGTTAAAATTAACGAACTAGAACGTAGCCTAGCAAAATCAGTCCCTACGGAACTTATTGTTACACTAGGGCATAAAGGTGTAAAGTACAAAGAACATGCGATTAGTACACCACAGGTGGAGGCGTTTGATGTGTGTGGTGCCGGCGATACATTTTTATCAGCCTTGGCCTACGAATATGTGATAACAAAAGATATTTTGAAGGCAATTAATTTTGCAACTCGTGCAGCAAGTGTTACAATACAACATGTTGGTGTGTACAGCCCAACAGTAATGGAGATTAATCATGCATACAAGGCTTGAAGGCTATGTAGAAAAAGGTTGGGGGCATGAACTTATTTGGGCCACCAACGACAAGTATTGTGGAAAGATGATGAATTTTAATACTGGTGCTCGATTCAGTATGCACTTTCATGCCACCAAAGAAGAAACATGGCATGTGTTAAATGGTCGGTTTGAAGTGCATTGGATCAACACCAAAGATGCATCCAAAGACAGTCAAATTTTAATTGCCGGAGATACCTGGCACAACCCACCATTATTTCCACACCAATTGATTTGTTTAGAAGCAGGTACTATAATAGAAGTATCAACACCAGACTCAGTAGAGGACAATTATCGTGTACAGCCCGGGGACAGTCAGAAGAGTAATAGTTAACGGAACCTTTGATATACTGCATCGAGGGCATATTGAAATGCTTAACTTTGCACGTAGTCAAGGCACTTACTTGTTGGTATGTATTGACAGTGATCGCAGGGTACAAGAGTTAAAAGGTACTGATCGACCAATCAACAATCAGCAAGATCGAAAGTTTGCCTTGGACAATTTAAAATGCGTTAATGCAGTTTGGTTGTTTGATTCGGCTCAAGAGTTGGAGCATATTTGTAAAATTTATTGTGCAGACATCATGGTCAAAGGAGCTGATTACCAAGGCCAACCCATTGTGGGCGCACAGCACTGCAAAGATGTTAAATTTTACCCGTTAGTACAAAACTACTCAACTACCAAAACAATTGAAAATATTAATAACAGGAAATAGAGGCTTCATAGGCAGTCATGCCGAACGCTTTTGGCGTAAGACCAAGCATGACATTGTTACCTATGAGTGGCAAAAAGATCAACTGCCCAGGATACAAGGACTAGACTGGGTATTTCACTTTGGTGCTATCAGCAGCACCACTGAGACAGATGTAGCCCGAGTCATGCAACAAAACTATGACTTTAGTGTTTGGTTGTATGAACAATGCCGTCAGTACGAAGTGGACATGCAATGGAGCAGCAGTGCTAGTGTGTACGGTCTTGGCACAGAATATACGGAAACCAGTCCTGTAGATCCGCGCAGTCCTTACGCATGGTCCAAGTATCTGTTTGAACATTATGTGGAGCAAAACCCCACACATCGTCGATGCCAGGGATTCAGATATTTCAATGTCTACGGAGACCACGAAGCACACAAAGGATCGCAGGCCAGTCCGTATCATCAGTTTTCCTTACAAGCACAGACCACTGGTGTTATTCGAGTCTTTGAAGGTAGCGAAAACTTTCTAAGAGACTTTGTTCCAGTAGAAAGAATAATTGATGTTCAAACTGCCTTTGTTTGGCGAGATATCAAAGAAAGTGGTATTTGGAATATTGGTACAGGTACTGTTAAAAGTTTTCAGGCGGTAGCACAAGAAATAGCCGAACAATATAATGCTCGGATTGAAACTGTACCATTTCCCGCACACCTGACTCACAGTTACCAAAAGTACACCTGTGCAGACTTGACAAAATTGCACCAGACTCTTGGTTGACAACAAGCAGCAATTCTATTATACTTATTTTCTATGAAATACTTCTCTTACGGAATGAATACAAACCTAGACCAAATGGCACGTCGTTGCCCTGGTGCAGTGTGTTTGGGTGCAGCCTGGATTAACAACTATCAATTTGAGTTTAGAACTCATGCCGACATTGAAAAAAAGCCCGGCGCTCGCTGTTACGGTGTGCTGTGGGACATTGATCAAACTCATGTGAAAGCATTGGATGCGCTCGAAGGGTTTCCTTACTATTATCACAAGTTGCAAGTGATGGTAAACACTGATCAATACCGAGTGTCTGCTATGACATACCAAATGGTGGACCAACAGGACCGTGCTGCGCCAGCATCAGGTTATCTGGACATGGTCACACAAGGCTATCATGACAGCAACGTGCCCACAGAACAATTGGCTAGTGCAATAAATAGGGTATGCTCTTTATCAGTCAGGACGAATATGGAATCACAACTTACACAGTGACCAACGATTACGGATTATGTCTGATTAGAACCACTGATGCTCGAATAGCCAACTACGTCAACTACCACAGTTATCGGGCTCCAGCTGCCGCAAGACTAGCAATAGGCGGCGATGTGGGCCATCCTGAACTTGGCATAATCTGGCGTTTTCCCCGAAAAGTTAACAAATAAAAAGGTAGCCCAAAAATAGCCATTTTGCTATAATGTTTGTATAGTAACTAACAAGGGGCACAAAATGGGTGAGTTCTTAACGGGTGCTAAAGTTACTAAAATTGCAACTTTGTATCGGGTAGAATACAAGAACCAAATTGTTGCTGAATTTGCAATTAAAGATTTAGCACTGATTTTTGCCCTTGATCGTGCCCAACTTGAATCAAGTTTGCAAACAAGCAACATTTTTCTGCTCCGAGCAGCCTAAAAACGGTAGACCAAAAATCACCCATTTGCTATAATGTTTGTATAGTAACTAACAAGGATTAACAAATGAGCAACTATCACAATTTAATGGCCGAAGTTGACTACATTTGCAAGGGCTACTCCAGCTACGGCACCCTGGATGCAATCATGTTCATCAAAGAATGTGAAGAACTGTACCCCAGTGAAGTGCGCCGCGAACTGAAAGAATTCCTGCACCACGGTGCCAAAATGTTTGCTCCGGTTGACCAATAATCACCATCGTGCTATAATAGCTGTATAGTAATTAACAAGGAGAAAATCGTGGGCTATTGGATCTATGTTGAAGACGAAGAGGATTATGTTTATATTCCATCTGCAGAGGAGTTAGCACAATGAAATTATTAATCACCACTCAAGTTTACGAAAACTACGGCGCCCATGACTGGGACGGTGCAGGCGAGTGCCCTGAGTACTGGAAGGCCAAGGGCGGCAACGACTATGTGGTCAAGAATTTTAAAGGCAAAGATGTAACCATGGCTATTATGGCTTTGCGTGAAAAGATTGAACAAGACAGTTCGTACTACCGTGAGTACATTGTTGACTGGAATATTGTAGCCGATGACTATCTTACTGAGTTTGAGCGGGATCAACTGGACTACGAAGGTTCAATCCGCTTTCCAGCACAAGAGTTAGAATTTGCATAACGGTTGACCAATAATCTCTATTTTGCTATAATACTTGAATAATAATAACAAAGAAACTTACATCGTTAAACAAGGAGCCGTATATGAGTACTTCATTTATTCGCATCAAATCTGGTGCATATCGTACCACAGACGTTTCTGGCAAAGTGTTCCAATTGGTTGAGCAAATTAAATGTACCGCCAAAGGTAACTATGTCACTGTCAAGAACGGCGAGCAGTTCCCAGGATTCCCAGATGACATCCGCATCAAGGTCAACGGCATTACTGACTACGAGTTTGTGGCAGAAGGCGATGCAGCAGTGTCTGCGGTGATCGCACAGGCTGCAGTTGCAGTCCAAACAGATGACGAACGCATGGCAGAGATCGCTGAACGTTTTGAAATGTTGACTGAAATGACCAAGGCTGCCACCAACGGCGACATCCGTGCCATGATTGTGTCGGGTCCTCCGGGTGTGGGCAAGAGTTATGGCGTTGAGCGTGAAATTGAGAAGGCTTGTTTGTTTGATCAGATTGCAGGCAAGCGTCTACGTGCCGAGGTAGTCAAAGGTAGTGCCACTGCATTGGGCCTGTACATGGCATTATACAAATATTCAGACAGCAATTGTGTTCTGGTGTTTGATGACTGTGACACCATCTTGTTTGACGATGTATCGTTGAACTTGTTGAAAGGTGCCCTAGACTCAGGCAAGAGCCGTAAAATTTCGTGGTTGAGTGAAAGTCGTGCGCTCAAAGACGAAGGCATTCCCAACAGCTTCAGTTTCAAGGGTAGTGTGATCTTTATTACCAACCTCAAATTTGATCAGATGAAAAGCCAAAAGATCAAAGATCACTTGGATGCACTGCAAAGCCGCTGTCACTATCTTGATTTAACTCTGGATACCATGCGTGACAAACTGTTGCGTATCAAACAAATTGCTGCCAGCGGCGACCTGTTTGCAGACATGGATATTACAGAAATTGGGCAAGACGAGATCATTGCGTTCATGGACAAGAACAAGAATGCATTGCGCGAGATGAGCCTGCGCATGGCAATCAAGATTGCACAACTGTACAAGAGCTTTCCTGGCACGTGGGAGAAAATGGCTCGTACCACTTGCATGCGAGCAGCATAAGTTTAGAACCGGAAGTTTTTGTTAGCTCCTTTTACTATTGGTTCAAAAAGCTCACTTAGGTGAGCTTTTTTTTGACTTTGCATTCAACATGTGCTATAATTACTTTATGCTAAAAAAATTCCCCTACGTAGAAGATTACATAGAAGTTATCAATGGTGATCGTGATTTGGTTACTGGAAAACTTTTTGGCATCTTTGAAAATACCCCACCTATAATCAGTCTGGCCCGGTACGATGTTGCTATTGTGCATAGCATGAGTGTGGCCAGTATGGATGGCCGTGCGCTGACTGACAAGCAAGCAGCACTGGCATGCAAATTGGTGCTCAAGTATCGCAAGCAGCTGGCCAACTTTGGTATTGATACCAGCCCAGTAGAAAATCCGCAGTATCGTATGAGCATAAGGATAATTGATCGCACTCGACGAGTGTATGTGGACGGCGATTCTATTGCTTTAAGGTTTCCGTATGATGTAAAAATGATTGACAGTATAAGAGAACTGGCAAAAATTAGCCAAGGCACCTGGCAATTTGACAACAGTGCTGATAAAGTTTGGCGACTGGGCATGACCGAAACCAATGTGATTGCTGCAAATGGATTTGCTAGAAACAACGACTTTGAAATAGATCCCAAGTTTGAAGAACTGGTACAATTGATTTTGGCCTGTGAATCAGACCCTTACGAAATTAAACTGGTGGCCACACACTGTGGGTACAGCATTACCAATGCTGCCAATACCTTGGTGGACTACATCAACAACTGGTGCGGATTTCACTCCAGCAATGTTGATTCATTGGTTGATATGTCTGCAGAACTTGGTTACACTGTTGACACAACAATTGAACAACAATTGATAGACAAGTATTCGCCGCGAGTGTTCAATTTAATGACAGCTCAAGAAACTAGATTTGCTCCAACTCCGGACGCAACAGTGTTTGAAGATATCATTGCCTACGCCAACATTGCCGGCCGTTGGCCCATATATGTGTACGAACCTGACATGAGTGATAGATTGTACGAAAAATTTGTTCTTAAGTATTTCAATCCCGAGCAGGTGCATCGGGTCGGCAATGACAAAAAAGAACCTGTTAACGACGGCAACAAAATTGTGTTTTTTAACAAGTTCAAATCTGATTGGACGCAACCTATTCCTTTGTTATTGAGCTCGGTGGGCATGATGCACGGTGGCGAAAAGAACATGCTGTTACAACGTGCCAAAAAGGTTGTTTATTTTGCTGCAGATGTATATAATAATCAACAACGAAGAGCATAACAGTGCAAGCCAAAATAATCATTTCCGACGAAGTCAATGTAAAAATAGAAGGTCTAGACCTGACTACCCGCAAGAACCTGGTCAACAAATTTAAATTTGAGATTCCAGGCGCTAGATACCAGCCCAGTGTACGATTGGGTCGATGGGACGGCAAGGTCAGCTTCTTTCAGCTGGGTGGCAGCACATATATCAACCTTCTGCCAGAGATTCTTCCTTATCTTGATGATCACGGTTACGACTGCCAGTTAGTAGATACCAGACAGTATCGTACCACTTTTGAGTTCACGGCAGTCAACGAGCAAAGCTACAGTCATATTGCATGGCCCCCGGGTCATGTCAAAGCCGGTGAACCCATGGAACTCAGAGACTATCAGCCTGAAATTATCAACAGATTCTTTGCCAATCCACAGTGTGTACAAGAAATTGCAACCGGCGCCGGCAAAACAGTTATTACTGCAGCATTGAGCGATGCAGTCAGTGCATACGGTAGAAGCATTGTGATTGTACCCAACAAAAGCCTAGTTACACAAACAGAACAAGATTATGTGAACATGCAGCTGGATGTGGGTGTTTATTTTGGCGATCGCAAAGAGTTTGGTCGTACTCATACCATCTGTACCTGGCAGAGTCTGAATATCCTGTTAAAAAATACCAAGAACGCAGAAGCGGAGATCACCATTCAAGAGTTTCTTGAAGGGGTAGTGTGTGTTATCGTGGATGAGGTACACATGGCCAAAGCAGATGCATTAAAGACTCTGCTGACTGGCGTGATGGCGCATATTCCAATTCGTTGGGGCTTGACTGGTACTATACCCAAAGAGCCGTCTGAATACATGAGTATATTTTGCAGCCTTGGAGATACTGTGGGTAAACTAAGTGCCAGTGAACTGCAAGATGCCGGCCATTTGGCCAACTGTCATGTGAACATTGTGCAATTGGTGGACCATGCTGATTACAAAGATTATCAAAGCGAGCTTAAATACTTGACTACCAATGCAGAACGCATTGCTCACATTGCTGGGCTGGTTGATGCCATCAAAGATGGTGGTAATACCTTGATCCTGATTGACAGGATTGAAACAGGCAAGATGCTGCAGGTGGAACTGAGCACACTGTTCAGTTTATTAAAGGACAAACCCGATGTGGTTTTTGTATCAGGATCAACCAAGGCCAAAGATCGCAAAGATGAATACGACGAAATTGCCACCAGCACCAACAAAATTATTATTGCCACTTACGGCGTTGCGGCTGTTGGTATTAATATTCCCCGTATTTTTAATCTTGTGCTGCTTGAGCCTGGCAAGAGTTTTGTTAGGGTCATACAAAGTATCGGGCGTGGCATTCGCAAAGCGGAGGACAAAGACCATGTGCAAATCTGGGACATAACCAGTACATGCAAGTTTGCGAAACGACACTTGACCAAACGCAAACAGTTTTATCGAGAGGCCAACTATCCTTTTACTATAGAGAAAGTGGAATGGAAATGAGTTTTAAAATAATAGACAGAGGCAACGGCATTACCTGGGTGCAAGTTGACCAAGACATATGTCAATTGGCTGTTTGGTGTCAACAAACAGGATGCGGCAAGCAAGTAAACTGGAAACATTTGAGTTTTAAAAATCAGGCCGAACTCACAATGTTTTTATTAAAATGGCAGGATTTACACAATGAGTAACAGTCAAGTTACTGGTTTAACTGTAACGTGCAAACAAGACTTTTATTTAATTCCTAGGTTATTGGAATCAATTGAAAAATATAGTGTAACAAAATTTTATCATTACATTATTTTAAATGATGATATAAATTATTTAGAGCGATTGCAAAAAATAGTTTCATATTACCCCTTGGTTAAAATCTATCACTGGGAAGAAATTCCAAGAATGGTAGCTCCACTGAGAATTGACAACAGATTTGGACCAAGGCATAACTACGACGGCTGGGTAAGTCAAATAATGTTAACACTAGCCTGCGCCAATCTTATACCAACTGATTACTATCTACATTTGTGCAGTAAAGATTATTTTATAGAATCTTATGATATCTTGGCAATGATCAAAGATAACAGAGCGATGTCCAGATTTGACAAATTTAAAAATAACGTTCCAGATTTTGACGACGATGTAAGCTACTTGTTTTATTGGATAAATGCATATAAATTTTTTGATTTAAACCCATGGGATTATATAGACCGCACCCTGCGGCCAGAAACACCTGCTATTTTAATTACAAAACTTGTAAATGACATGCTAGAATACTTAGACAAAACAGATGTAAGTATTTTAGACCTAGTAGGTTATAATTTAACGCAGAGCTATAGACCAGACCCGGGCACAGGTAAAACAATAGAATACTATCTTTATAGCGCCTGGCTAGCAAAAACTAATAATCTTGATCTATTATCAGACACCTGGTCTGATGATAGACCAGACAAATATATAGTCTACGGTAGATAATTTTAAAAAGAAGAACTATATGTACTAGATTTGTTGGCATACATTGATAAGCAAGGATGTACAATATTTAATTATATAAATCTATACCTGATAGCACCCACATGCAATGAAGCTTATTTATATGGCGCCTGACTGCGAATTAACAGACACTACATATGTGACAAACTTTAACGGCATAGTAACAGAAGTAAGATGAAACAAACAAGAAAGTTAAAATGAGAATCCTAACGCTAGAAAACACAGCCTACGAGCTAAACGATATACCTGATGAAGTAGAAGATTTGCGTTTTGCTGTGTTGGATAATAGCGATCCTAGAACTCCAGATTATTTTTACATTCCGTTAATCTTTTTAGAAAGTTTCAACAGTCCGGCACTGGTGTTGAAGATTGGCAACAACCAGATCAAGATGCCGGTGGACTGGCATGTGTTGATTGGCGAACCTGATCTAGGCGATCTAGAAGTTGTGCCGCTAACCAGCATTAACGACAGAGGTTTCAGTGTGTTTTGTTTTAATCCTCTCAGCAGTTTCAGGCCCGAGTTTGCCACCATTGAAATTGTGGATATCTATCAAGACGTCAAATGGTATTTCCCCAAACTCAAGCCCGGGCAACTGTTGGCAATACCATTAGAAACCGGAACTGAAAAACCTCTGTGTGCGTATTTCGTCAAAGACATATCAAGACAAAGTGAGATAGTAGATTATGGAAAATGTTGGTAAATTAGAACCCGGAGCAACTTACATTTATGAAAAGGCCGATGGGGTAACTTATGCAAGAAAGCTGGGTGATCCTCCAGACACCAGATTTGAAGTAGGTAGAGACGCTTCAAGTACACGAGAACAAATTCTCCAAGACCAATTATGGCACGACATTCGACAAGCAGCCAGGTATAATCCTGGCTTGCAAGATGCACTGGATCGTGTTATAGTTATATACCAACTAGGTCGACAACATGAATCAGTACAACACCATCCAGTATGAGCGATAAACTAAACATCAGCAATGAACTACAACAGCTTGATACCAAGAATCGGCAGTTTTATCGTGAGCTTACTGACGAAGAGCGCAAAAAATTCAGCACGTTCTTGATGATACGCTGGAGCAGCAGTGTACAAGGCAGCGCAGACCTGCAGGCTTATTACCTGCTGAGTTGCAACGAAAACTTAAACAAGCATTTCTTCGATCTCAGCCGCCACCCAGAACTGCAATGGTTATCGGCTACCACAGTGAGTCCAGGAATGGGCACGTTCAGACACGACTGGATCAAGCAAAAGAAACGTGATGGCAACAACAGCAAGGCAGTGAAGTTTCTTAGACAAATTTATCCTGCGTACAAACAAGATGAACTTGAGTTGTTGGCACAGATAAACAGCACAGCAGAACTAAAACAACTGGCTCGGGAGCATGGGTGGGATGACAAGCGAATCAAAGCCGAGCTATAAATGTCGTTATTGCGACAAGGAGTTTCGCAAAGAAAGTTCACTCAGTGTGCATCTTTGCGAACCCAAGCGCAGATGGCAACAGGAAACTGAAACAGGAGTTCAGTTTGGACTAAGAGCCTATTTACAATTCTACGAAACCACACAGGGCAGCGCACGGCTGAAAAGTTATGAAGATTTTGTCAACAGTCCTTATTATAATGCTTTCGTTCGTTACGGCCGACATCTGGTTGCTGTTAGGGCTATCAATAGCAACAGTTTTACTACATGGCTCCTGAAGAACAACAAAAAGATAGATTTCTGGTGCAAAGATACATTCTACGAAGAGTGGCTACTAGAATATCTTAGAAAAGAATCACCACAAGATGCACTGGAACGTGCTTTACAGGAGATGCAAGATTATGTTGGAACTAGCGGCATTGCTGATTTTAGCCATTACTTTTTGTACGGTAACGCTAATCGTGTTTGTTACCATATTTGTACCGGTAGGATTAGTCCTTGGGTTGTTTTTAATTGTGCTAGTGGTCGCGAGTTTCTTGGAAATCTTGGTCCGGAGCATCTGGCTATGGTTATGCCTTGGATTGATCCTGATCATTGGAATCACAAATTTTGCGATTACGTGGCTGATGCAGAATGGTGTAAACACGTTTTAAAGGCAGCAGGACTATGAAATTTACCTCAGACGTTGACATAGATGTAGCCAATAGAGACAGTGCCCTGGCGTTGCTCACGCACACTGCAGCCGCTATTATCAAGCAAGACAAAAACATCAGGCACAATACCGGAGTTTACTTTACACATATTCCTGTAGATCCATTCACCGGAAGATCCAGCTTGGACTATGAAGCAGCAGAACAACACGGTTACATCAAAGTTGACGTACTAAATGTTGGGTTATATCAGCAGGTCAAGAGCGAACAACACCTGCAGCAACTGATGTCCACGGAACCAACCTGGGATAAACTGTATGACCCGGAATTCTTTGCCAAACTAATTCATATTGGCGCACACTACGATACTCTAATACAAATGCCTGAGGCGGTGAACAGTATTGCAAGACTGGCCATGTTCTTGGCTGTAATACGTCCTGCTAAACGGCATTTAATTGGTAAATCGTGGCAGGATGTTGCTGCAACGGTGTGGGAACGGCCCGGTGACGATGGCTATTACTTCAAAAAAGCACATGCAATTTCTTACAGCCATTTGGTTGTGGTCAATATTAACCTGCTTAGCCAAGCTTCCGAACAAGAGTAATACTTCTGCGTTTGCTGCGTTTGGCAGCAATTTCTTTCAGGCTCACTTGCGGCCCAAATTTAATTTCTACATCTTTTGAGTTCATGGTTTTGACCACAGCTCTAAATGGTGTCCATTCTGCTTTTAAGAACACGTTAATGGGTATCAGCCTGTTACTTTCCCACCACCAGGTATCTGCCAGCGCCAAGAACTGTTGTTTTTGCTCCACGGTACGCAGTGCACCGTAGTCGTAGATGGTGGTAATAACTTCATCCAGATTCTGAATGACCCCGATGTAATCGTTACCTCCATATACCAGGAAAGTAAGAAAAGGGTACTTTTTTAATAATTCTGTGTAGTCGTGTTCGGCCATTTAGTCCATAAATACAAGATAATGCAAATTCAATGTTATTTATATTCCAATACAGTTGAGGTCCAATTTCAGGATCCTGCTGTATTCTCACCAAGGAACAGAATCGTGTACAGTCGCCCAATAACTGTGTATCAGGGTATCGATAATCCCTTACAAATTGTTGTTAAAAACCAAGATCAGAAGCTAGTAAATTTAACCGGTTATACTGTTCAATTGAATATAGAAGATCCAGTTAATAAAACCACTGCCTATAGTTTGGCAGTTGCTTTTACAGATATTACCAAAGGACAGGGAACAGTTATCGTTGATACTGCAACGGTTAACAGCTTGGACCAGAGAATTTATAAACTGACACTAAAAAAAGTGTTAGCAGCCGACAGTAGTGAAAGTCCACTCTACATTGATGATAACTTTGGAGTTCCACTGGATTTAGATGTGCGTGCCGCATATTATTCAACAACGGAACCTGCACCTGCACTGAACGAAGTTGTAATTGACAGCGGATTATTACCATGACAACAGCCAATGTAAACGTAACTAAAGTATTATTGAAACGTGGTAATACTGTACAAAACAATAATTATACCGGAGTAAGCGGTGAATTAACCATTGACACTCAATTAAAAACACTACGAGTACACGATGGTGTAACTGCTGGTGGTAACGCTATAACTGCGTTAGGCGCAATCGGCTCGTACAGTAATACCAATACTGCGGCATATCTGGCTTCACAAAGTATTACCAGCGCAAACATCGGCGCATTTCAAACTTTTGCCAATGCAAATGCAGCCACACAAGCCACCAGTATTAATTCTATCAATGCCAATGTTGGTGCATATCAAACGTTTGCCAATGCAAATGCAGCCACACAAGCCACCGGTATAAGCACACTAGATGCTAATCTAGGAACATCAACAACAAACATCACAACATTGTTTAGTAATGCAGCCACACAAGCCATCAGTATTAGTACTGTTAATGCTAATGTAACTGCAGCCAATAGCGCAATACAGTCACTCAGTGCCAACATTGGTACCCTGGTTGCAGGGGCACCTGGAGCGCTGGATACGTTATTGGAATTGGGAAATGCACTGGGTAACAGCAGCAGCTTCAGTTCAACCATGGTCACCTGGTTGGGTAATATTACCAGCAATGTTACAGCGGCAAATGTTCGCATTACCACACTAGATGCCAACTTGGGTACTGCTACAACAAACATCACCACCCTGTTCTCCAATGCGGCCACACAGTCCAGCACGATAACAACATTACAAACTCAGGTTTATGCCAATGCCAACGTGGCCTCTTATCTGCCCACATACTCAGGTAACATTGCTGCCAACATTGTCAAGAATGGCTACACCTGGACCTTTGGCACAGATGCTGTCCTAACTTTACCTTCGGGCGCAACTATTTTAGAAAGCGGGTATGGAAGTGCAGGCGCTATAAGATTAAAACCCAATGGTGGTACCAGCACACAGTATCTAGAAA